TTATGTGGTGCCAGTGTGTTATTCGATTATCCAAATGTTATTGGACAAGAGAACAACACTAATCCAGTTAGAGCACGACTTCAGTGTCGCCCTGTTTATTTGAATATAGAACAAAAGAAACATCGTGAGATTTACGATATACCAGTTTCTGAGTCAGGGTTATTGACTATGTACGAGCAAAATTTATTTCCTCGTAGAAGTGTGTTTTTGGATTTTTGGTGCAAGATAATAAAATGGGCTCAGGATTTATATGGGCAAGCGTATGACAGTTTTTTACAAGATCTATATACACCATTGTGGACACTTGTAGATTCTGTTGTTATGTTGCGTTCCTGGGCGATCCTGCCACATCCAAAGAAATTATTGCGCCAGCAATGGGTTTTGGATGAGTCCACTTTGAACAAGATAGCCTCTCAGACGAGTGAGTGGGAGTCTAAATTCAAGTGGGAGTTTGGCAAGATTGGAAAACCAGGACGTTTGTATGCCACTAGTGGTCCTTTGGCCATGTTGGGTACTTCCTTGTGCGTGCTTGTCAAAAAATTGACAACGCAAAAGTACCTTTTAGGCCAATTGCCAAATGGTGGAAATATGTTTGCTATGTATTCTGAAGCAAACCGCCCTGATTTATCTGATGTTCTGTATAGCTATTTGGCGCACTTACCCAATGGAGATTGTATGTATATTTACTTCTCCGATGATGGTATGTTTGCTATGCGAACTTTAGATGGTACACTTGAATTGTACGAAACAGACATTTCATCCTGTGATGCTTCTAATGGTTTTGCGACTAAGGTCGTTATGCTATGGTTAGCTAAACAAATCGGACTTGAGGTTGATGCTGCACGCTTAGTAGCATTAGCAGCACAACCGACAGTGGTCCGAAACCCCGATAGCCCAAACGAGTATGTTCGTTTGCGGCCACAAACCACGTACCAGTATTCTGGTGAGGGTCCAACAACTTTAGAGAACAATATCTCAAGTACGACAATTAGCTATGGTATTTATATGCGCTTATGTCAAGGACACTCTCCGGAAGACGCGATTATTGAAGGAGCCCGAGACTTTGGTTGGGTTTTAACAGTAGCAGTACGGCACTCATGGAATGCCATAACGTTTTTGAAACGTGCATATTCCATAGAGAGCAGGCGATCATGGTCGGTCTATGGCCCGATATTTAGGAGCCTGGGTTTAGTTGATGGTGAATTGACATCTGTTCGACTAGGGGTTACCAAAGAGGAATTTTCAAAAATGAGTTATAGTGACATGTTTGAGAAAGTTTTGTTGACTAGGGTGGAAGGTCTGGTACATGAACCTGGGAGCGTGATTATTAACGCTTTGCGCTCTCGGGTAGGATTCAAGAGTATACAGGAAGACATTTCTGTTCAGGATATCATTGAACGTTATGGTGGTGAAGAGTATGAGATTCATGATTTGTGTGATAAGATTTTATCTTTAAAACTTGGGGACGTAGTTGTTTCCCAATTTTTGGAACGCATTTTTTCCTTTGATTATGGAACAACATGCGCATTGCATGACGAATTTCGTGAATCACCCCATGATAACGTTGATGAATTGATGTAAGTCAGTTCATAAACACAGGCGTTGAGCATGAAGCTCAAAACGGCTGTGTGCCTTCGGGCAGAGCTACGGCTCGTTTAAAGATGGTGTAGCCATCGCCACTACTACACAGTGGTACAAGGTGCAAATCCCGTTTAAAATTTTAG